CGGACATCGCAGGCTTTGCCTGGTCTTTTCCGCCGATGACAAAATCAATGCCGTTGCTCACAGGTTCCGCCTTTTATCTCGTTCGCTTTCAATCCGATGCTCTTCACTTCGCAGAATGCTTCTCAGTTCAAACCACCACGCTGACTGATCAAGGATTCCACCGATGACGGGCAAATGATGTTCGCTCGCAGTTATAATTTGAATATCACTGTTCAATTCTGGCCCAATAAACCTCATTGGGCATTTAGTGACTTCGAACCACCCATCTCGGCAATGTTCACATCCATCTCCGCTGCATTCCGGACACTCAATCTCCGCTGGCTGTTCCGGTGTTACAATGTCGCGACAACGCCCAACGCAGGACTTGCAAAGCTCACCGCATCGCACGAGGGCTGCAACTCGGATTTTTTTTTATCTTCTGGAGTCGCTGACGTTGATGCCGCTAAGAACGTGAATACTTCAACCAACTCATCCAGCGTCAATACATCGCCAATTGCCTCACGACTAAAATCAACGGGAATGTTTTCCCATCCGGTCAGGCACATGGCCGCCGCATCAAGCAGTGCGTCCATACTGGCTGCGATGTCGCCACCGCCCAGACCTTGCAGCAATGCAACCAATCGCCGCTGCTGATTCAGCGTGGGCGTTTTCGCAAAGATCCTTGGCTGCGGAGTCTTGTCGACGTCGCACGCCAAAACCATTGTCAGCTTAGATGAAGGATCGAGACTTCGAGGCATAAACCAATCAATCAAAAGCAATTGTGAGTTCGGTATCAACAGCACTTCCGGCCGTACAAAGCCACGTCAGGTCGTCTGTCATGATATCATTTCGGCCGCCCTGTTGTTTATTCTCCAATTGAGCTTTAGGGGCTGCAATTGTGATCGATGACGCGACGGCTCCAACTCGGAACGAGAACGCCTGCGGGGAACTTGTTAGCCAAAGAGCGTCACGGTCCTGCGTTGCGACGAGCAGCGATTCTGGATCAGCCGTGATTACCGGGGCGCGATTTGTGACAATCGCGGAAATGTATCCACTGCGATCAGTCGCATTGACGCATTCACGCATCACAACAGAGTTGCCCGCGTCAACTTCGACTGAGCTTGTGCAGAGTGCAACCGAGTTCCATGTCAACGCACCGGCCGCAACTCTCAACGGAAGGACAGTCGGGTACGTCGGAGCGATCAGTGCTGTGTCGGTTTCGTTGCTGGAGTACTTGCCCGTGAAAGTGAATTCGATGAATCCAGTCTTGCCGGTTTCTAGCATGAACTTGAACGTGCCCATTGCTCCAGAAAGCAGCGACCGCTTGCCGTCTTTGTAGTGGCCGATCGTCAGCGTCTTGACACCTCCAGCTTGCCCCGGACCTTGCGTGACTGGCGAGAATGTTCCGGAGGTGTCGACCCATCCGCAGGCAGGAAGCAACACGGCCGCCCAGTTTGGAATATTTGTTCCGTCATAGGTCAAAGCGTGTTTGATAACGCATGTCCCTTGCATTCCTTCCGGAATGCCCGGCAGGTAATTGAAGCCACCCTGACCTTCGCGTCGCGTGATTGCAACGTTCGGCTGAATGCTAAATTCCTCGGCGTTGTAGACCGCTTCGGCAGTCGTCAGCGATTCCGCCGTTCCAACCGTCGTTTCGACCTTGGCTGCAAATACTGCTCTGCGACGAAGTAAACCAGACATGTTTTATCCTATCGTTTGACAAGCCCATTGGCTCGAAGAATGTTAAGGTTGATTCGTCGTTCCATCTGCTTTCGCAGCTCGTCGTTGATTCGTTTAATTTGCGGCTTGCCGAAATTGCGTTTTAGGTATGCACCCCAGACAGAAACGCCGAGCACATAAAAAATTGGCGTTTTTGCTTTTCCTGTTCGTTGCAAAACCAAGCCCTTCCAGCTTGGCTTGATTTGGCCTGGTCGTGGCCCTTGAAACGCACTGTTGATGCGTTGCCGCCCACCCTGTTTGTCGATCTTGTACGAAACGCCTCGCTGGTCCTGACGTGCTCCAAAATGCTGTAATCCGAGGCGAGGCGTTTTCTGAATTCGAACTGTGTTTCGTGGGTTTTCGGCTGTCGCTTTTGAAAGGACTTTTGTGGATTCTTCTGATTTCGTTTTCTTGATGGCGATGACGCTTCGAACGTCTCGCCCAATGTCCAGTTTTGTTTTCTTCGCAGTCGAATTAATGGCTGCTGCCAGTTCTCGCCCAAATTTTGCTTTTGCTTTGCCGACTGACTCACGCAAACGCTTTAGCTGCTTGACGTCTATTTCAATGGCTATCATGCTCGCACCGTGTATAAATCGCCCTCACTGACTCGAAACATTACCGTCAATGGAATGGCGATTCCGTCGTACCCTCCGTCTGATGTTGCCGTCTGCTGTGCTCCAAGATCCGCATTGATTGCCAGATCTCCGAACATGTGCCACGTTGCCGGATCGTTCACAATTGCCTTGTGAATCTCCGACTCCATAACATCCTCATACACCTCAACTGGCGTCGTGTCCTTTTCGCTTGGAGCGATGTGAACACGAATCAGAAACGTCTGCTGATACCCGACTGCCGGTGGATTTCCCGGACAATCGATTTCCGTCAGTCGCGAAACTTCCCCACGAGTCAAAACGATTAGTCCGTGTTGCGGGGTGTATGTCGCCAGCTTTGTCGGCCTGACGACATCCGTGAACGCATACGCCCCAGCACTGCCGGAAACCAACGCCTGCAGCCGCGCAAAAATCTCATCCGAAATTCGTGAGACAACAGGCGTTTGAAACGTTACCGACATATTAAGACCAGCATTCCGGAATCATGCTCAGACAATAACTGCACTGACCGCTTCGTCGGTGTTTCTCCGACTCGCACGGCCAGTTTGATCATGTCGCCACCCGTGTTGAGTTCTTCGCTGCTGATTCCAGTCGCGGAATTGTTTGCAACTCTGACCTCAAACTCTGGCACGATCTGTTCATCCGGCCCAAACGTTGACACCTGATTGCGAATCACGATGGCCTTGATTGTTCTTGGCGTCGCTGGCGTCCCGAACCGATGCGGGTGGTACGTGACTGCTTCAGCGAAATGATCGCTGTTGAGAAACACACCCACCGCATCGGTCACGATCCGTTCCGCCAGGCTCATGTTCGTTTAGCCACGATTTTGACATAGTCAACAGTCACTGCGTCAGTGTTGGCTGACGACGTCTTCTGAATCTGGATGAACGGCTGAAGCCCGCTCGTGTATCCAGCCATTGTGAAGGTCGTTGACCGAGCAACTCGATTGCCATCAATGTAAAACTTAATGTCGGACTTGTTGCTGAAGTCGATCACAAATCGCTTAAACGTTGTGGCCAGTGACGTAGCGGAAGACACCGGAGCCGTGTCTGTAACGTTGTCGTCAGTTTCAACCGTGACATCAGTCGTGCTGGTGGCTCCGACCATCTGAAACAATGCTAGGGCCGTCATTGACGCAGGGGTGTCGTTTCGAGCCGACGCCATGCCCCAACTGATCGTTGTTCCTGTCGTACAACCAGTCACTTTGACGCGAAACTCTGCCGACAGGAGATCATCAATGTCGAAGCTCAGGGCATCGCCGTGGTGCAAGCTAACATTTTGCACTTCCGACGTAGAAGTGAGCGTCAACACTGCGGATGATGCGTTACGAACATATGTCGGCGTTCCTGCGGCTGAAGTATCAGCCACCAACCACGGTGTGGCTGGATCTGCTGATGTTGGAAATGTGGCTGACGTCCCGAAGAAGTCGTCAACGTATTCCTGAAAGTCCTGAATACCTGCCATCTCAATTACCTTTCAAAACGGATCATCGCATTCCGCTACCGTTGGAAATGCTCAAAGGACGGCGGACCACGCGGCCCGCCGTGTTTCATCAGTCAGGCAATTACGCCCCGTTGTGCTTGTACAGGCCACGGAAGTCGATTGGAGCGACTCCAAATGTCTGACGCACCTTATACTTGTAAACGTCCTTGTCAAAGTCCCATTCGTTTTCAAGCACTGGAGACTGCTCGCCTTCGAGGAAAGTTACTTCGACAGTGTCGACCTGACTGTTGCTGGCAGCCAAGTACCACGCTGTGGAACTGTTGGCATCCAACAGCGGCTCGACGATGACCTTCAATGGTCGATCGCCGTTTGGTCCGTAGATGTTTTTCGTGTTGCTGTTACCAGCAGCAGAGCCACCGACGGAAGGATCTGCAATAGACCCGAGCAACTGCAGGGCGGTCGCAGAGATTGCCGCAGGAACAATCAAGAATGACGGCTGAATGTTTAGGATCACATCCGACCGCAGGCCCTTCTTGGTCATCATGGAAATGAATGCCGTGTTGAGCGTCGTCACCGATGGAGCACCCGCACCAGTCGCAAGGTTTGCATGGCCGCCAGCAGTTGTCTGGGCAGTTGCATTAAACAATGCGCCCGTGTCGCCCATTGTCGGATTGCTCGTCAAGACGCTGTAGACGGCCTGGTTCTGCAAACGTCGGCATGCTGCACCCTGCATTGCAGGAATGCGGCTGATTGCGTCAAGATCATCATTGACGACGGTTTCCCATGTCACGGTGAACATGTTGCCGTACTTGTTAATCTTGTACGTTTCCTTCGTGTCGGACATTCCCGCGTCTTTGTACTCCTTGCCTTCTGGCACCATTTCGGGAGTACCCATTTCACTAAATCGAATGCGGTTGATGTTCTTGAAGTCCGCAGTCGTTCCGGCATCGCGCGCCCACATGTTCCAGGTGAACGGAGCTTCCTCGTATCCTGCCAGAAGCGTCTTGTTGGCCGCGTCGAGCAGAAGATTCGAAAAGCTTCCAGTGGTGTGGTACGCATCACGTTGAATTCGGAATCGATTCATTGTTCCCGGATGGCCCATCGCAACCAGTGCGATGTCTTTTGCTGCCATGCGTCGAACATCGCAGCCCATCTTTTCCGCGTACATTTCGGCAACGCGGCCCAACTTCATGCTGACGAAGTCCTGATGTCCGGCCGCTGGATTTGCCAGAGTCTGGTTTCGCATTCCGCTGGCTCGCAGCGTTCTCATGATCAGGCCATCACGGGCCGCTGCAAACAGCTTGTCATCGGCTGATTCTGTGACGCTGACACGTTCGGTCGACTGACCGGCAGGTTTATTGGCCATTCGCTCCAGTATCCTTGTTCTGGCAGTGTTGAGGTCAACGCCGTCGTCACACAGACTGTCGGCAACTGAT